TATATTTTTAGTGTGTGAATATTCCAGTTAAATCTTTCGGCTTCAAAATGCGTCCAAGCAAACAACCCAATACATAATATCTAATGGCATCCATCAAATGATTATATTCATCTACTGGCTCATTGATGTAGTTTCCATCCTTATCTTTATCCCAAACATATTTCCGAAGTTCAGTAATAATATTGTAAGAGCGTTCTGTTACAAAGAACTCCATGTCTTTAATCTTATCAATACCCGCTTTGATGGAGCCGGGAAACTTATCTACCGGATAGATATTCACGCCTCTGTTCTTTATCTCTTGAATCAATCGAGGGTCTTGCGAATCGGCAAAAACTTTCATAGAGAAAGGCTTTAACCTATTGGCAATAGCCGACGAAAGCATATCCGTTTCATAGAAAAGTTCATCAACATACAAACGGTTATCAATAATACCACATCTTACAGCAGCGGAAGGATCATTAGTAAAGCCGAAGTCCTGCCCTATTCCTACCTTTTTACATTCCTGCGGGAACTCTTTCACAATTCCCCACTTCTTGAACACAGCACCTTCTGCAACGTCAGCCCACCGGCCGATAACCACATGACCATACTTTTCAGGATTACTCACCTTCATATCCTCTACCTCTTTTAGAAACTCCGGTGAAAGATTCTCCAAATTATCAAAGTAAGTCGTATGAATGTGGAGCACATTCGGATGAGTGGAAATCTGAACTTGTACACCGTCAATCTCCACCAGCTTGTGAGTTTTCTCAATGTATTTCTTGTAGATGAAGTGATTGGAATCGCATGGGTTCATTATGATAATAATCCGGTTCTGAATACCCTTCTTGCGAATGGAGAGCATTATCTTGTCGAACTCATCTTCGCTTGTCCACTCTTCCGCTTCATCGCAGACGAAAGTCGTAATGCCTTGAATGGATTTCAGTTTTGCAGTCTGGTTCCCGGAAGAAGTCTTGATACCCCGGAACATGATACGGCTCTTAGTCATTTTGTTGACTATATCTGTCTTGGTAGTCTTGAAATACTTCGTTGTTCCGTCAAGGTCTATCTTTTCCATCATTTCCGGGATGATAGACATACCAGCGGAAACCATTGTGTAACGGGTGTAAAGAATCTGATGAACAATTTTCTCTACGGGAGTCATTTCAAAGGTCAACCGCTCAATGAAAGTGGAAGCGTTGAAAGATTTACCCGAACCACGCCCACCGGTGATAAGGATAATGAATTTCTCCGTATCGGTGTATAGTGGATGATATATTTCTTGAGGTACTATCATTTCAGCTTGTCTTTTATCCATGAATCAATGCTGATACCGTGTTCTATATCAGTAGGAATGTCTGCATCTTCATCCTGCTTGCGTTCAACCTTTCTCCAATCTTCATCATAATGGTACAGCCAAACAGACTGTGCTTGTAAACTTGGAGCCAACTCACCTTCTACGATTTGAACTTCTTCCTCTCCGGTTAGATTACCATCTCTGTCTTTTATCTTTCTGATAGTAGTATTCTTAGTCTTAACACCTCCAAGAGCCATAGCAAGAAATTTGGCACGCACAAGCGAGTTTAAGGCACAACGCGCACGCGACAATACTTCCGATAATTCGGGGTAGCGGCTTTTCTTCTCACAGAAAGTTTGCGGTAAAATTCCGACTGCATGAGCGATTTCCTTATCAGTGAATCCCTTTTTGGCATACGATTCAACGAGTGAAAGAAAGTCCTCGCTTGTATAATCAAACTTGGGCTTTCTTCCTCCTTTACCTTTTTTGTTTTGAGATTCACTGTTACTCATATCAATCATCCATTATTATTACCCATATATATGCGGCGAGAAACAGGCTTATTTCCATAGATATTAATTCCTCTTTTTGAGAAATAGCTATCTATTCTTATACCATATCTTTCCATTATGGATTTTGTTCTGTCTCTTATGCTCCTTTGTCTATCTGTACCAAGTCCGTATTGCCTTCCGGCATTATACATTATTCGTCTGGACTGTTGATATAGCTGACTATATGTTTTCTTTCTAACTCGGCTTTCCTCCCTAAAAATCAATCAATTCTTTCTACTTGTTCATCAAAAACTTCTCCCTTTATAAACTTCATATCTGGTTCATACCCGAACCTTTCGCAGAAAGCGGCTTTAGCTTCATAGGTATCGAAGGACAACATCACATAGGCATCCATGTTCTCAGCTTGCTTCTGTGCGTTTTCTTTCACCTGATGCTTGACCTCTTTCATGTGGGCTACCTTTTCAGCACGTTCCAACTGTTTGGCGGCTTTATCGGCTTCTTTCTGTTCTGTTACAGGCGACATCATGCTTTCCAGTTCGTCAGCAATGAAGCTTTCTTCTTTGGTCTGCAAAAGGAAATCAACCCCAATCATATTCAAGTCGGCATCCGTCAATCCTGCATCTTTCCAGTCAATATCAGGAACAATACGGGCAAGAGCGTCAAAATCCCAAGAACCTTGTGCATTAGGGTTGTTCATTAGAATATTCAACTCCTTTTCCTGCTGTTCGTCCACGTCTATGACATCGACACGAATGCGGTAGTCGTTATCGGGAAACTTTTGCAATTCGTCCATGACAGACAAACGCTGGTGCCCGCTAACTACGGTAAGCCCGGTACGCTTATTCACAACTATTCCACCTACCAATCCGAATTTCTTGATACCACGCTTTAATGCTTTGCGTGATTCATCGGAAAGTTTTCTCGGATTGTAGTCTGCAAAACGAATGGCAGAACGGTTAAGTTCTACCGATTCACTCTTGATATATTTACTTAGTTCCATACATATTACTTTTGTTGATTATGATACTCCCAAAGTACTCTTTCAGCCATCGGGAAAGTTTTGTAAATTCTCTGTAAGTCCTGTGGATAGTTCTTCTCCATCCAAAGCATACAATCAAGATTGAAGCCTACTCCCGAACTGGCTTTCAATGAATACCGAACTGGTTCGGGTAAATTATGCTGCCTCATATAAGCAAGAATATCCTTTTGTGTCCAATCAGCTAAAGGATAAACCATACCGTTATTCTCGTAGTCGTTTACCTCATACCCTTTCAACATAAGTCTACGATTCATACCGTCAGCTTTTTTCATGCCCAAGAATGTATAATAAACTCCATGAGTAAGTTGCATAGCCTTTACCACATCTGCCAACTTCAACAGCTTTACTTTCGGATTTGGCACACAATACATACCGCCACGGAGAATATAAGTGAGATTCCAATGTGGTACTTGAACAAACTCTATTTTCGGATATTTGGCTTTAGTCCAGTTTATCCAACGGTTAATATGTTCCAAATTCTTAACGAAATACATGAACACGCAAACAATCCGGTCAAACTTCGGATAGACTAAATCAAGCAGAACAAGCGAATCTTTACCAAGTGATAAAAACAGTAAAGCCTCATTCGATTTTACCCGAATGAGGTCTATATATTGACTCGCTTGTTCTACTTTGTTCATAGCTAGCCACCACTTAAACCAAATGAAGTACGAAGATCACTGTAACGCTGTCTGCGTGATCCTAACTGTGTGGCACTTGCTGTACCTCTACGATTGGCAACCAATCTACCACCTGCCCCTGCACCATTCATATTTCTGCGAGGCCCGGCTACTCTGTTAATTCTTCTTGCGACTCTGCTTTCTAATTTTAAAAGTTAAACAAATCAATCTATATATTTCTCTAATATCTTGCCCAAAGTATAATCCATTTGTGCGGCAAGATATTCTTCGCCTTGATGTTCGTAAACAATATCATTACCGTTTTCATCTGTGAGAATAACAGCTTCTGCTGCTTTCACTTCAACGATAATATAAGGACGTTTACCTGTATATGCACCTGTCAGAAGCTTGATTGCATCGTACTTGATAGGCTTTAATTCTATTTCACCATCTTCAGGCAGTTCTGCATCAGCCGGATATTCTTTACCGCCACATAGGTAAGTGATATATTTCTTAGCGTTAGTTGGTCTGATTTCACGGTATTCGTGGGTTTTCTTGCCTGCCAAGATTTCATCGAAATACTTCTGTTTGATGCTTAATGTAAGAATGTTCATAATCGTGTCAAATTTAAATTAATACTCAATAGTTGCGGGGGGCTGAATCGAACAACCGACCTTCACCAAGTCAAAGTGAAAAGCTACCACTGCTACACCCCGCGATAGTACCCCAAAGGTACTACCATAACCAAAGATAACGAAATATCTTCAATCGTTATACACGACAATCGGCTTATTGTCGTGAACTAAGCCATTTGTCCCGTCTTTCTCTGCATGCCTCTAAGGTAGGCGCACAACAAGCAAAGAGTTCACCACTTTCAGTACGGTAATCGTACTGGTACATTCTCACTCTCTTTCTGCCTAACTTCGTTGTGTAGGTAGTGTAATTCTCTTTACCGGGCTGGCATACGCTGCAACCTCTTTCGTCGTTAATTGAGTTCATAATTAAATCCCCATTTTACTAATTATTTTCTGACTGATTTTTTCTGCAACCATAGTTTTCAGCTCTTCAATATCAAGAAGGGACACAATGATATTTGCATCAAATTCTTTGGCTACATTCTTTGCAACTGCTCTAACAAATGTGCCGTCTTGTATTGATTTGCTTACGCTTTTGCCTATTCTTCTTGTTACTTCTGCATTTACTATCTGCTCAATATTGAGGCTTTTTACAGCATCACTGACAGCTTTAGACATTGCATTATTCAATGTCACACTGTCTACATCAAGTTCTAACGTACAATTACCTTTCATTTATAATCTATATTTAATGTTTCACATTCAATCTTTCTTCACTCGTATAAGCCACTACAAGCCCTGTTTCATCATGCCGTATCGTGACATACTTCTCGCCTCTCTCTATGGTAGAAAAGTCGTATGGTGTACATAGCTTACCCAATACTTTGCCCAGTTGTTTCATCAGTGGGGCTTCAGGGCTGATAACTAAAACTAAATCTGCTTTCATAATCGTGTATATTGTGGCAGCTCGAAAGCTACCGGATTAAAACTTAGAACTTCTCGATTTTGAGATTGTCGTTAATGATAAACATACGTCCACACTCTAAAATCACATGTGTCCCTGTAATTCGCTTGATTACTCTTACTACATCATCGTGCGATATGCGTGGCGTACCGTCTGAATGGCAACCATTAGCCAAATCACCTGATACTCTATATCTCAAACCTACTGTAACTTCATTTACGTTCATAATCTTCTATATTGCGCAGGGCTTTCGCCCTGCTGGTTAAACTTATAATATTGTAATCTCTTTATTGCCTATCTCTGTATCTACATTCAGAACCTCGTACTTTTGAGCCTTGTAGTTATAAACGACTTCACAAGTATTGAAACCTCTACCATCTTCTCTTTGGTCATAAACAGTATTTATATGCTGATACATTTTATTGCCTAACATGAAGTTTATTTTACCTGATGTACAGAAGTAAAATGCTACTGCATACTTCAATGTTTTCTTTTCATCAACCTTCTTTGTTGCCATGATCGTATATCTTTTAATTGTTATTACTTCGTTTCTGATGATGCAAAGGTAAAACTATATTTTTACTTCACAAAGAAAAAGTCATTTTTATTTTGACTTTAACCTTTATTAGTACATATATAGTTTTACCGCAATATATAATGAAGTATATTTGCATTTAAAATAAGTAACCATGAAACTAAGAATCAAAGAAGCAATAAAAGAACAGGGTTTTACCGTTCAATCTGTAGCAGATAAGATTGGAAAATCAAAGCAATCACTCCACGGTATTATAGAAAAAGGCAATCCTACAATAAACACATTGTCTGATATTGCCGATGCTATCAACGTTCCTATAAATAGACTGTATGAAGAAGTAACCGGAGAAGGTGAACTCACCGCCCTTATCCAGTACAAAGGAGACTTTTACAAAGCCAGTACCATAGAAGAACTGGAACAAATTGTAGAGAAAATTAGAATAGAGAAAGGAGAATAGGTATGGATTGGATAGATACAAATTCACTTATTAGTATTTGTACTTTCGCTATAGGATTAACCCAATTTTTATTTTGGAGATACATAGCCAAACAGAAATCTTATGAAACTGAAAAAGGAAAAAATCTTGCCACTAAAGAAGATATAGGAGAAATCACTAAAGAAATTGAATCTGTAAAAAATACCTTTACTATTGAAACAGAAAAATTGAAAGCTAAATTAACATTATTCACAAATGTACAATATGGAATCATTTCAGAAGAAAGAAACGCAATCATAGAATTTGTAAAAAGTTTGTATAATTTGGAAAGCTCTATATTTAAAACTCCTACGAAAATTACCGATAATAAAGCTATAGAACGAGAAATGGAGAATATGGACAATGCTCATTATGCCCTGAAATGCGCTCAAGCTCTTTTTAATCTTTACATAGAAGATGATGAACTTAAAATAGAAGCTATAAATTTAATAAAATACACTGTAAATCAAATATATATACTACAAAATGCCTATGGGGAAATAATGATAAAAAATATAGAAATTGAGTTAAGAAGAAAAGAGGTATACGAAAATACAACAGCCAAGAGAGATATAATGAAAAAAGTTTTTCAAGAAAGACAGGAAATATATACTAACGCTCGCGAAAAAACTACAAATTTGTATTCTTCATATATAAAAGACCGCGCTATTTTTGAAAACAAATGTAGAACTCGAATATATAAATTATTAGAGCCGGAGCACTAAACTCCGGCTTTATTGCAACCATACAAATCTACTAAAATGAAAGCAAGTCACAACTAATTGATTAGCCCTTTGATCTTTAACCGATTTACGATTTCGGTATAAAGATACTCTATATCCCCGCTGAAATCCCCATAGTTCTGATAGAGAAACACGACATCAGCGCAGTTGTCGGAAATTGTACTCTTGGACTGAACCCCAAGTACCCTTGACATCTCTTCGCGTAACCCAGCTGTCATTTTCCCACCGGCAAGCGAACTTGGAGAAAACAGGTACAGGATAATGAAGATGAACTTCTTCCGCTGGGTAACACTATCAATACAAGGGGGAAGACTTCTGCTATTCAATAGCTCAACGAAGATTTTATAGATATCCCTAATAAGGCTTTTATCTCTCAAAATTGGTGAAGCTAAGGTATTTTCTTCTTCTGAAAGTTCTGATTTCTCAATTCTAATCTTTTTAAGGCGAATTATTTTGTTAAAATCCAGTTCCATAACACGATTATATAATCCGCAAATCCAAATTTCCGCAGAATCCGAAACGAAGCGTTCGATTTTCAGGGAAAAGGACAAAACGAAGCGTTCAAAAAAGGAAAGCGCGCAACACTCAAAAAGCCGAAACAAAAGTTTTGTAATGACCTCTGTTTCGGCTTTATAATTTCATAAAAAATGGCTTTATAACGGCATTAAAATAAGGCTCAAAAGTTTGGCCTTCTACTTGAAAAATTGTATCTTTGTTCAGTGCTAAGCAGCTGTTTTATGAACTAATTTTTCCTGTTTCTTATACAGCATCATGTCTGTATATTCGGCAGAATAATTCATGTGGGCATTGAATTCCTTTTTTGTACAACCCTCAAAAGGATTGCCAATGGTTTTGTTTGCTCCAATCCATTCACACAGTTCAAGTATGGAGGATTTATTGGATGTGAAATAAACGAAGGAATGCTTTTCGAGTATCTTTAAAACATCCAAATAATCAGACAAGCGCCAATACATATTGTACGTACCAACATCAGTGGAAAGATAAGGCGGATCAATTAAAAAGACGACTCCGGGAACATCCTTATATTGGTTGAATACTGCTTTGTAGTCGCATGATACAATTTCAAGCCCTTTTAAGTAGTCAGAAGACTCCGGATAACCGGTCTTGCGAATGTTGTTATAAAGGACTTCCTTGCGCATTTCGGCTACAGACAATTTATACTTCATGGAGAACATAAGTGAGGATGATAAGGTTATAAAATCCACGTACCCAACATTTAGTTCTTCTTCCTCGATACGTTTAAAAATGCGTTCTCTAAGTTCCCCTTTAATTGGTTTATGTTTGGGTATCGAATTACCCACCAGCTCCCTAATATCGGCAAGCAGTTTATTTGTCTGTGGGATATTTTTCAGTCTGAACCGGTAGTTGTCGAAGTCATTGTAGACAACAGTAGCATCGGGCTTGCTTCTTTTGGCTATATGCGAAAGAAGTCCGGAACCGCCAAACAAGTCCACAAACACGGTATCTTCAGGGAACTGTTCCAAAACTTTAATAAACTCTTTAGCAAACATTCTTTTTTGGCCTACAAATGGCAGTGGTGCAGATAAATTCATATTCTTCATACGTTCAAGTCAAATTTAATGTTTTCAACTCCGGATAACAGTTCCAGAGTCCGGTCAATGTTATTTTCATATATATGCACATTTCCAAGGTCAAGGGTTATGGACTTCAGGGGAAGCTCCACCTGCCTTGCCATCAGATAAAGATGATAAATATCAGCCGGAAGCCCAAGGTTCGCATCAGAACTACGCTGATATGCAGATAGCACCAATTCTCCCTCATCAATTTGGAACTGCACAAGACTCAGGCAGGGTGCCTGGTTGCTTTCCACCCCGGTTTCTCCAAGAAACAGGACATAATTCTTGCTGTTGCGCTTTTCCCGGTTAATCCTGGTTATGAGGGGTGGAAGCTTTTCAAAGTAAGTTGGATAGCTGTTTACAAGGGTATGGCCGCAATAATCCCACCAGGTAATCCCTGCCTCTTTGTATTTTTCCACATCCCGGACTCCTTGCATAAACAGTTTCAATTCCTCTTTCAGCTTTTTCCTGGCTATCCCGTGGCTTTCAAATATGTCAAGTAAATCAGCGGGGGTTAGCATGAGCCTTTCGTTTAATAGATACTTGATACGCCCTTTCCTATTGGTCTGGATTTTGCCCGTTTGGAGTATCTTGTCTAATGTCTGGTAATACTTATTCATGAGCTTTATTTTTGGTTGTACAAAGGTAGCTCTACCGGACAACACAAGGCATCCCCGGCACATCAATCACACTGCACCGAGCGTGCAGTGCTTTCCAAACCGTTTGATAACATCATACACCTTACGTTCGCTTACCGAATATTTATTTGCCAAAAACGCCACTGCATAAGTGGTCTTTTCACCTTGTTTTTTCATGACCTCATACTCCGTATATAAGTCTATGAATCGAAGGTCATCCTGCTTGCCGCCCAAACTTATAAGCATTTCAAGCGGTTCTCTGTTAAATTTAAGTGCTTCAAACAATGTCATATCCAATCATTTTTGTACTTTTGCAATGCCAATCATTTATTTAATGCGTAAAAACGCCACGAGAGTGCGGCAGAGGGCATTGCCCCCGGTCGCGCACTCTCGTGGCGTTTTGTGTTAATAAATGATTGGCGTCTATATTAACAGGCCGGGGGCTTTTTTTATCCCTCCCCCGAAGGGATTGTCAATCACTCAATCCGATATAATTCCAAATTGAACTTGTCCTTTTTTTCCCAGCCTTCAGCCAGAACTGTCTGAATGAATCCTACTGCTTTTGTATAGAAATCTTTCAGTTCTTCTAACTGAGTAAAAGTATGGTATTCCGGTTGTTCATCCGAACCAAACTTAAACGTCACTGGCAGGGTTTCTCCGCCCGTCTGAACGGCCAAATCGTATGCTGCCTTATAGTTGTACTGGTTCTCCACAGAAAGCCATACATGGGCACCATTATAGGCGAATCCGGATAGGATAGCCGCATCAGTCTGGCTGTTATACCAGGACATAACCAATGTGTGGATTTCCTCATCAGTAGGCTTATGCCCGAACTCCTCTTCCATGTAGGAGGCAGAGCCGTTCTCTTTTTCCTGCACATCCCATCGGATGCGCCATTTGTCTTTAACCGGGTTCGTGCATTCCATCAGCGAAACCCCGGAACTTCCTTCAACTCTTCTCATGTAAACACGTATTTGGTTCTACCTTTGCCGAATGTCTCTGTCTTGATGGTCGTTTCAAACGGGAAACCATCCGGCATTTCCTTTACTTGTGCGAGAATATTCTTCATTTCCTCGCTGTTGGTGAAGAACTTCTTTGCCTCGCCGTTCACTTCGATGGCCACAATACAGCGGTCTTCTCCCTGCTCGGTTTTGATACCGGTCTCAAAGTCCTTCACTACAATGGGTAAGTTTACCAGTTCCCGGATGCTTACCACCACTCCGGGGAATCGCTTTTTACCGTCTTCCGGCTTGTAAGCGACATTCAAGTCTTTAAAACTTCTCATTTCTTTGCCTGTTAATTTTTTAAACAACTTATTACAGTCGGCGTGCTTCGTCATGCCGTAGAAACTGGCAATCAGTTCCCGCCGTCTTTTTCTCGATTTTACCTCGTGCATTTTCCGGGCAAACTTCTGTTTGATGCGTTTCCGCAATCTTACATAGTCGGGACGGATAACATAGCCAAGGAAATCAATGCCTTCTTCCACAGGGAACACCCGTTCATTCGGCTTTATTTCCAAGTCTATTTTTCCCATTTGCCCGTGAACAGCATCACGAATCTTCCACAATTCCGCTTTCGTTTTACCGAGTACCAGTCCGTCATCGCAATAGCGATAGTAATAACGAACCCCGTACTTATCCTTCAGATAGTGGTCTAAAAATACAGACAGAAGCAGATTTCCTGCCCCTTGTGAACTGCGCAGTCCGAAACTGATACCTTCCGGCAGCAGCTTAACAAACCGCTCCAACAAGACCAACAGCCTTTTGTCCTTGAACACCCTCCGGAAGCACCACATAACAAAGTCCTGCCGCGCATTGTCATAAAACCTCCGGATGTCAAATTTGTATGCGTAAAGCGTGCCTTCCGGATTTTTTTGCAAATCGGTACGTATGCAGTTCATCAGGTCATGAGTACCGCGCCTTTTGATGCTTGCACCGGTTGTCCGGATATAACGTTTTTGCAGGTGGCGGTCCACCACATTCATGATGGCAAACACAGCGATGCGGTCTTTCATGGACAGGATCTGCAAAATACGTTTTTTACCGTATTCTTCAATTTCCCTCTCATGGTAGCCGCCCAGCCGGAATGAGCCGTCCGCAATGGAAGCCGTCAGTTCGGTGATAATCTTCTCCCTATGGGCAAGCAGGAATCGTCCCTGCCTTGACCTCTTACGATCGGTTCCGCGAAGTACCGAATCGAATGCCTCCGACATATTGGAGTATTCGATGATTTCCTCGATAATATATCCTTCCCTGCGCATAAGCTATTGGTTAATAAACATGGAAGATGAGGGCCTTCCTTTCCCCGGGTCTGACTTCTTCGAACTGATAACAGCCTACCAAACTCCACCCGACGCGTGATTTTTCAGCTTTCCACCTTTTCTGGTGCTGTTGCTGTGGCTTGCTCCCCTCGGCACCGCTTCGGGGACACGTCCCCGCTGCTGTACGCCGATTTGTTAGATTTCCAGACGCGAGCCGACATTCGCATTCGTATTCGAAGCATCGTTATTCGCATTCGCATTCGACACACCGCCATTCGCATTCGCATTGTTGTACCCGCGATAGACCACACGGACTATTGGGGAACTCTACCGCTTGCAAAGTTACTGATTTAACAGGCAAAACAGATAAACGAATTACACTATCATCCAAAATAAAACGGATATACTGCCACCCGCAACGGTGAGCCCCCAATCAATCCAGTCCCAAGGACTTCCCCGAAGAGTATCTTTCAGTTCCAGACAGGAAGCTGCAATGGCCGCAGCATAAAAGGCCGTCCAAGGAGTAAATCCCAATAGACCTACCATCAAACCACCGATAAGATGCTTGTAACGGTTACTCATTTTTAAAAATGCGATAATCTTTTTCATATACCTCAAAATTCTATTTTTTCGACCGGCTTCGCCGGTATTTGAATACCTTTTAAATGGAATTCGGAAACCATCCGAATCCCGTTCTTTCGTTTTAGTCGCTTCGCTCCACGCTTTGGCGCTTTGCGCTTACGCCACCTCGCGTATCGCCTTGTACGCTGCCACGCTTTGCGCCCGGACGATTTTGCCGCGGAAGGCCAGACGCGAGCCGACATACGCATTCGTACTCGAAGCATCGCT